CGATGCTGGCGTATGAACTGAGACCACCAGCGCCTCGTATTCGCCGGTATTGCGCAAGCCCAACCGCTTTCAGACGCGCAACCAATTCTGGGAATATTGGCTCCTTTCAAAGCTGTCGCGCGGGAATACCTACGTTCTCAAGCAGCGCGACAACCGCAATGTCGTGACCGCCCTCTACGTGCTCGATCCGAACCGGGTGAAGCCGCTCGTGACGCCGGATGGGTCGGTCTATTACGAACTGCAGGCGGACAATCTTTCCGGGATCGAGGAATCGGCGATCGTCGTTCCGGCCAGCGAGATCATTCATGACCGCTTCAATTGCCTGTTCCATCCTTTGGTGGGCATTTCACCCATCTACGCCTGCGGACTTGCCGCAACGCAGGGCCTGAAAATCCAGAACAACAGCGCTAAATTTTTCAGCAACGGGTCGAAGCCGGGTGGCATTCTCGTTGCGCCAGGCAAAATCGACGAGGCCAATGCCCAGCGTCTGAAGGACTATTGGGACAACAATTTCACTGGCGAAAACGCCGGCAAGATCGCCGTCCTGGGGGATGGCCTCAAGTATGAAGGCCTTGCGGTCAAAGCGACCGACGCGCAGCTGGTCGAACAGCTCAAGTGGACCGCAGAGGTCGTCTGCTCGACGTTCCATGTCCCCCCCTATAAGATCGGCGTCGGGGCGATGCCAAGCTACAACAACGTCCAGGCCCTGAATGTCGAATATTATAGCCAGTGCCTTCAGTCTCTGATCGAAGCGATCGAAACGTGCATGGACGAGGGCCTTGGAACCGGCGAAAAACTCGGCACGGAATTCGACATCGATAACCTGCTGCGCATGGACGGTGTCACGCAGATGCAGGTCCTTAAGGAAGGCGCTGGCATCCTCAAGGTCGATGAGATGCGCGCCAAGCTCGACAAGAAGCCGACCGAGGGCGGCGATGCGGTCTATCTACAGCAGCAGAATTACAGCATCGCTGCCCTCGCCAAGCGGGACGCGGCACCGGATCCGTTCGGAACCGCGCCAGCGACCACGCCGGCAGATGATGTGGCTAACGACAACGCGGCCGAGGCCCAGGCTCAACGAGCGCTTGTCGCCATGATGAAAGGTCTGCCGAGTGTTCGACGGTGAACTTTTCGGCCAGCAGATGGTCGAGATTGTGCGCGGCTACATGGACGCTGAACTCGCGCCTCTGAAGGCCGAGAACGCCCGCTTACAGGCGCGTCTCGACATTCTGGAGCAGCGCGAAGACCCTGTGGCGGTCAAGGGTGAGCGTGGCGAACCTGGGCAGCACGGCGAAGTAGACATGGCAGCTGTAAAGGTGCTCGTGGTCGATCAGGTGGCCAAGGCCGTGTCGGCGCTACCTCCGGCTGAACGCGGACAGCCGGGAGCGGCCGGTAATGACGGCAAGCCTGGCGTTCCTGGGGAGCCCGGCGTTAACGGGGATTCCGGCAAGGACGGCGTTGGCTTGGCGGGTGCGCTGATTGACCGCGCTGGTAATCTGGTCCTGACAATGACAGACGGCCAGACCAAATCGCTCGGCCTGGTCGTCGGCCGCGATGGCGCCGATGGTCGTGACGGTGCTGACGGCGAGGTGTTCACCCTCGACGACTTCGACATCGAGCCGATCGGTGAACGCAGGTTCAAGTTCAAGTTCACCAAGGGGGAGGTCCGGCACGCTTTCGAGTTCGCCTTCCCGGTCGTTCTGGATCGCGGCGTGTTCGTCGCTGAACGCCAGTACGAGCAAGGGGACGCGGTGACGTGGGCTGGCTCCCTTTGGATCGCTCAGAAAGACACCATCGCCAAGCCGGATACGGCTGACAGCGGCTGGCGCCTCGCAGTGAAGCGCGGCCGCGACGGAAAGGATGCGAAGTGACCGCCACCATCGCCCAGGTCCGGGACTTTCTGCGCTATGACACGACCGACAGCGACGAAACGCTGACGATCATGATGCAGGCGGGACAGGATTGGGTCGAACGCCATTCTGGATACTTGCTGACGGAGCGAGAAGTTACCCAGCAGTCGTCATTCGGGCCGATAGTGGACCTGCTGTGGAAGCCCTTCGCGGCACCCAGCTTAGCAGTCGCCTATCTCGACGGGTCGTTTGTCGATCAGGCCTTCACCTCTTTTGTTGTGCGCAGTGATGGCAGGGTTCTACCGACCTCGGCTTGGCCCGCCACCAAAGGCGCCACGCTTACCTATACCGCTGGCTTTGCCAGCGCTGACGACGTCCCAGCTTCGATGATCCACGCGATCTGCCTCTACTGTGCGATGAGCGACGAGGATCGCGGCAACATCGACGCCAATGCCTGGCAGTCGCTCCGCAACGTCCTCGGCGACTATTGGCGGCCGGTGATCGCCTGATGCTGCCCGCCGGCAAGCGCGATAAGCGCGTCACCATTCAGCGGTTCACTACCACGCCAGATGCATACAACGAGGACATCGAAGAGTGGGCTGACCTCGCTACGCGATGGTCGGCCATCTACTACGGCAAAGGGGAGGAACGACGGCAAGCGGCGGTCGAAATGGGGAAGCAATCCGCCTCGTTTGTCATGCTGTCCGATAGCGTCACCAAGACGGTCGCGTTGACCGACCGGTTGTTCTTCAAGGGCGATAACTGGGACATCATCGGTATCTCGCCAATGGGGCGCGCAGAGATCGAATTTACCGCGGTGCGCGCGTTATGAGCCGGGGTCCGATCCGTGTCAGGCTGACCGGCTTTCGCGAGCTGGAGCGTGCCCTTGCCGAGGAACTGCCCAAGGCCACCGCGAAGTCGGTCCTGCGCCGCACGGCCGTGAACTCGATGGAGCGCATCCGCACCGGCATGGCCGACCGAGCGCCCAAGGATGACGGCACTCTGGCTGCCAGCATGAAGACCAAGCCGGTGAAGGCAAAGCGCGATTCTCGCACCCGGTATGCTCGGCAGAACGGGGTGTCCGTAAACACCGGCCCGGTAGGCCGCGAGGAAGGCGGGAACGCCGCCTGGCAGGAGTTCGGCACCGAGAAGATGCCTGCTCACCCGTTCGCCAGGCCCACCGCCGATGCCGAAGGCATGAACGTCATCAACGACGTTCGCGCCGAACTGACAAAGCAGGTCGAGGCGGCGAAGAAGCGCATCGCACGAAAGGCTGCAAGGGACAGGGCGCGCGCCGGTGGCTGACATGCAGGCCGCATTGATCGCACGCATCCTTGCGGACAGCGCCGTAACCGCGATTGTCGCGCGCAAGGGCTACTGGGGCGTGGTGCCACAAAACACGACCAAGCCGTACTTTCGCATGCAGGTGATCAGTGACGTTCGGCCGCAGCACCTCAAAGGATACGACGGATCGCGCCCCACGCGGGTTCAGGTTGATTGCTACGGCGCGACCTACGCAGCGTCTGTCGCGCTGGCACAGGCGATAATTTCGGCCACCGCAGAGCCGGCCACCACGCCGTTGGGTCGTTTCGGTCGCACTCACGCCGAGGGGCCTCGGGATTTGGGCGAAGATACCACCGCAGGATTTGTTCACCGGGCGAGCGTCGACCTGCTCGTCCGTCATCGATTGGCGTAAGGAGAAAGCGAGATGGCAGAAACTCAAGAAGCCACCGACGGCTATAATGGCGAGATGTGGATCGGCGATGGCGCTGCTCTTTACGAGCTGCACCATGTGAAGTCCTTCGACATCCCGGAGCCGGGCGACCGGACCCAAGAGGATGTAACCCACCTTAAGTCTGCCGGCCGTCGCCGGGAGTATATCAGCACCTGGTTCGAGGATTCGGATTTCACGATCACCCTCAACAGCCGCCCCATGTCCACCACCGACACGCTGCTCTATGGCCTGCGCGGGACAAACGAGATCCGGCCCTTCAAGGCCGTGCTCCCGGAAGACGGTGTACCCACGACCCAGATCACCGGCACGTGCAAGGTGATCAACTACTCGCGCGGCACCGTCGAGGACGGCGTTATGGAGGCGACGGCAACCTGCCGGGTAGTCACCATCGCAGACATCGCCGCCTACGTGGCCCCGGCGCCCTGATATGGCGAACGTCCTGAAAGGTGAAATCCCGCTTGTCCTTGCGGACGGGCGGGCCCTCACTCTCGTGTTCGACATGGATGCGCTGATCGAAGCGGAGGCGGTCTACGGCAAGCCGATGCACCAGGTCACCTCCGACGCCAGCAAGGGCTTCATGGGTGCGACCCGCGCCCTGGTCTACGGGGCATTGCAGGCGCGGCACCCGGAGGTCACCCCGAAGGAGGCTGGAAGGATCC